CCGGTAGCTCCTGTAGGCCCCTGAGGACCAGTAGGGCCAGTGACTCCTACTGAGCCTTGAGAGCCGGTATTACCAATAGGACCGGTCGATCCAGTAGGGCCAGTATTGCCTTGAGGGCCTGTAGACCCCTGAGGACCAACAAGATTAAGATCTTGATTGTCAACACTAATTTTAATCTTCCAGGTACCCTTAGATGAGTTCCACGCCCAACGGCGTCCATCAGTATGAGTCCTAGTCTTTCCGTCGAATAAATTTGTAAGGTGGGATAACCAACCCATAGGTCAATCTCCTTTTAATTTACCAATACCCCGTTAACATCGTATACCAGAACAGCTGGTGCAGATGCAGTAGATACCTGAACCCAAGCACTGTCTTGTCTCTGATAGAGAGTATCGTCATCAATATCATACCAGAAGGTACCTGGTGTTGTTACTGAAGGTGCTGTTGATTGTTCAAAGTATCTGGTAAAGTTAGTTGAATCGATACCATCTAATGTCTGAGCATTATTAACAGTAGCATTGATAGTAACATTACCTAGGTTGGTCATTGTTGCAGAACCAGTAACATCACCCGTTAAGGCAATTACCGGATCATTAACATCAAAGTTAAGTTTACCGCCTGCATCATTATATGTGACTGAGATGCCGTTTTCGGTATTACCTCCAACCATTGCTCCAACAATATCCTCTACGTTTTCAGTAGTCGGAACAAATGTTGGTGGCTTACTAGTAATACTTGCCCAATCATGTGCATGACTTGAAGGCGGGAACGTGGAAGGCTTGCTAGTAATATTACTCCAAGCATGTGTATGTGAATCGTTATAAATTGTTAAGTTAAGTGAAGTACTACCCAAGTTAGTAAATGTAGCAGAACCTGCTGCATCACCAGTAATAGTTAATACAGGATCAGCAGTTAAAGCAAAGTCTAATGTTCCATCCGCATCTTGGTATGTGACTGATAATCCACTTTCTGTATTAGCAGTAACCATTGAGCCAACGATATCTTGTACATTTTCAGTAGTCGGAGTAAACGTAGAAGGCTTACTAGTAATATTATTCCAAGCATGAGTATGTGAATCATTAGCAATTGTAAGAGCTAATGAAGCATTACCTAAGTTAGTAAATGTAGCAGAGCCAGAAGCATCTCCTGTTATTGTCAATGTAGGATCTGATGTTGCTGTTGTTGCAATAGAGAAACTGCCAAGGTTAGTCATTGTACCTGTGCCTGTTACTGCACCGGTTAGTGAAAGCGTTGGATCATTAACATTGAAGTCTAATGTGCCATCCGCATCTTGATATGTAACGGTAATACCTGATTCGGTATTGCCAGTAACCATTGCTCCAACAATATCTTGTACTGTCTCATCATTCATAGTGAATGAGATGACACCTGTTGTATTATTATAAGCTAAAGAACCTGTTGCTGAGATAGCATTTCTTGCTCTTGAATCTAGATAGTATCTATTACTAACACCTTCTGCTAAATCATCAGTTGACTTAGTAGTTAGTCTGGTATCAAAGTTTGTATTACCACGAGCTGTTGTCCAATATAGATTACTTCCTTCAACTAAATCTGTTGTTGCAAATGGATCTAATGTGATTATTGCACCATAGTTACCACCATCGGCAGTACCAATATTAATTAAACCAGTTGAAGTATTAAATGTATGTGAACTTACACCAGCCACGGCAACCTCACCGGCAGCTGTTAGCTGACCAGTTGAATTAACAGTAAATGTAGGTATCAATGATGCTGAACCAAATGATCCAGGAGTAACACCCGTGGTTGACATATTCAATGTTCTATTTGTTGCTAGTGAACCACCCCCAACTAAACCAGTACCAGCACTAATAAGTGTTACCTTATCGGCTTTAGTTGATAAATTAGATATTATTGTAGTACTAAAATTGGCATCATCAGCAATTGCTGCAGCTAATTCATTTAAAGTATCTAAGTTAGCAGGGGCTCCATCCAGAACAGTGTTAATAGCAACCACCGCATTATTTGTAGCATCAACTGCTGAGGCAGCTGCCGCTGAGGCAGAACCTGATGCAGCTAATGCAGAACTTGCTGCCGCAGTAGCACTTGATGAAGAGGCCGCTGCAATTACAGTAGCAGATGATTCGGCCGCCTCGGATAATCCCTTAGCAGTTTCTGATGCCGTCTTGGCAGTCTCAGATAAACCTTGTGCGGTTTCTGATGCTGACTGTGCAGTCTCAGATAATACCTTAGCTGCAATTGATGCATCTCTTGCTATGACTGATTGATCTCTTGCCGCTTCAGATGCTGTCTTAGCAACTACTGAAGCATCCTTAGCAACTACCGATCCGGTCTCAGCAACTACTGAAGCCGCTCTTGCGGTCTCTGATTGATTCTTAGCTACTACCGATGCTGCTCTTGCGGTATCAGAGTTAGTAGCACTTGAAGAAGATGAAGCTGCAGAGCCAGCACTTGATGAAGCACTTGATGCCGCTGCTGATTCTGAGTTGCCTGCATTAGATTCTGCTGTTTCAGAACCTTGTCTTGCCGTCTCTGAAGCTGCCTGTGATAGTTGTGCTGCGTTTCTAGCTAACTCAGATAATGCCTGAGCTGCTTCTGATGATGCCTGAGCAGTCTCGGATAAACCTTGTGCTGATTGTGAAGCATTCTTTGCAACCGTTGATGCATCTTTAGCAACCGTTGATGCATCTCTTGCCGATTCAGATAATCCCTGAGCAGCTACTGATGCAGCTCTCGCTGTATCCGATGCCGATGCTGATAATCCTGAGGCGGTTGCCGAGTTTGCTGAGGTAACTGCATGAGCACTTGAAGTATCTCTTGCTGATTCAGATAATGCCTGAGCAGTTTGTGATCCAGTCTCTGCTGATTCTGCCGCGGATTGTGCGGCTTGTGACAATGTCTTAGCCGCTTCTGATGCTGACTGTGCAGTTTCAGATTGAGACTTTGCTGTTTGAGAATCGGTCTTTGCTACTATGGCAGCATCTCTTGCCGCCTCCGAGAGAGCTTGAGCTGCCTCAGATAAAAGTTGAGCAGCGGCAGATCCTGATTCTGCTGTTTGTGCAGCATTCATATGTGCGAGTGCAGTAGCAATCTGACTATCCATAGTAGTAATTCTACCGGAAACCGTTGTTGTTAGTGTCGTCGTATTTGCTACTAAAATATCTAGTGATTCTTGGATAGTTGGCATAATATTATGTTCCTGTCGTTATTTAAAATATATTTATAATAATTATAAATTATAAATGGTTTAAGATGTAATCATTCTGTAAGAATATAATTGCTGCAGTCTGATCCATATCGGTCTGATCAACGTGTGCTGCATAGTCTGGGTCATTGTTTAGAGAAGCCGCTATTTCTTGTAGCGTATTCATATCACCCGGTGCAGTACCAATTAAGTCTGATATTAAGCTATCAACATATTGTTTAGTTACTGCGTGTAAAGCTGCTGTTGGATTACCAGCTAGTGTTAAGGTGTTACCAATTGTAACATCACTTTCTAACTTAGATGAAGTAACAGCTAAGTTCTTAATATCATTTGTTTCAATTGAATCTGCTGGCATCATAACAGCACCAGTAATTTCAAAGTTACTTACCTTAACACCTGTTCTTCCTGCAATACCGTGTTTAGTTTGAGTATATAATCTATCTGCGGTAGTAGTTTTATTTACTGATTCACCGCCAAGATTAATTGTTGATCCGGATAGATATAGATCTTTCCATCTATATGAAGCTGAACCTAAATCAAACTGTTCATTAATACTTGGTATTAAGTCTGATGCTACATTAGTTACATTTAAAGTTTGGAATGTACCAGTACTACCAGTACCAACTTGTAAGTTAACAATATGCTGATTGCCATCTGATGTAGAAATTGTTAAGTCTGATGTGCCTGTATCATATGATACACCACTTACTGCTGCAACATTTACTTCACCTGCTGATGATAATCTACCTTGATTGTCAACTGTGAATGTCGGTATACGGGTTGCCGTACCATAGTTACCAGAGGTAACCATTGTATTTTCTAAGTTAATAGTTAAATTACTTCCTAGAGTTCCACCGCCATTTAATCCAATGCCTGCAGTCACCGTAGTTGACTTATCGGCCTTATTACTTAAGTTAGTTGTTACTGTTCCAGCGAAGTTAGAATCATCATTAATTGCTGCTGCTAATTCATTTAAAGTATCAAGGGCAGCAGGAGCCGCATCTAAAATATTAGTTACTTGTGAATCGACATAAGCTACTGTTGAGATAACACTTGTATCAACTGCGAAGTCTGTTACATTGTTTGCATCATCATATGTAACTATAATACCTGATTCTATATTACCAGAAACCATGCCTCCAACAACATCTTGGATCTCTTCAGTAGTAATACCTTGGTAAGATATAACCCCTGCAGCTTTACTTAATGAACCAAAGCCCCCAGTGTCTGTAACACTAATTAAGTTTTGAACCTCAGTATCGGTTCTGCCTGTATATGAGAAGACACCTGTTGCTTGATTATAACTTAGGTCACCAGAGACATTAACAGAATTTCTTGCTCTTGCATCTGTATAATATAAATTGGTTCCTTCAAATAAATCCGTTGTTGATTTGCCTGAGAAGTCAGTATCAAAATTAGCACTCTTATAAGTTACTACTGATATTACTCCTGATATTGCATCATAAGATATATCTCCGCCACTGACTAGAGATGCTCTTACTCTTGCTTCTGTGAAGTAGAGATCTGTTCCTTCTGCTAAATCATTAGTTGTCTTGCTAGCAAAGTTAGTATTAACTCTAGCTTCTGTGTAATATAAATTACCACCTTCTACTAAATCTGTTGTATTAAATGGATCTAGTGTTACCGTAGTAGAAAAGTTCTGACCATCAGCGGTATCAATATCTAATAATCCTGATACCGTATTATAATCAAAGTCTGTAACTCCAGCTACTGCAACTGTTGTGGCACTAGTAATTCTGCCCTGTGCATCTATACCTAATACAGGTACCTGAGATGCCGAGCCATAGTTGCCAGAGATAACTGGCGTGTCAGCTAGTGTAATAGTTATATCACCAACAGTACCTCCACCGGTTAGTCCAGTGCCAGCAGAGATTGATGTTAGATCAGCCGGGTTGCCAATTGTTACTGTATTAGTAAGTGGATCATAGCCCACTGTAATATTACCATCCCCGTTAAATGTAACTGTATTATTTTCAGCTACTAGTTCTGTGTTTGTTCCGTCAGATATATTCCATCCGTCGTATGGATTAACCGTGCCAGAACCTAATGATGTGATATGTCCTTGTGCATCAAGGGTAATATCTTGAATAAATGTATTGCCTGTATTATCAATTGATGCTTGACTTGATGTGTCAGCATGAGCAATAGTAATAGTATTATCTGTTGTAGCATTAGCAGTAAATATACCAGAACCAACTAAACCAGTGCCGGTAGAGATAGTTAATGTAGCATCTCCAACGGTAATACCAACTTCACTTGAAGATGTTAATTGACCTTGAGAATTTACAGTTAATACTGGAATTGATGTTGTTGAACCATATGTACCAGCAACTACTCCTGTATCAGATAATGTAATAGTTCTATTGGCTGATAAATCACCACCACCTTCTAGGCCAGTTCCAGGAGATAGTATAGTTACCTTATCTGCCTTGGTCGACTGTGTCGTAAGTATAGTAGCAATGTCAACATCGTTATTAGTAATTGCATTTGCAATTTCATTTAATGTATCTAATGCTGCAGGAGCTGAATCAACTAAATTAGATATTGCTGTTGATACATCTGCGGTAGTAGCAATTGGTACACCAGATAATGTTCCTGAAGAGAACTCAGGTGAATCAATAGTACCGACCCCTAAATCAACAGTATGAGAAGAACCATCAGATGTATTAATAGTTAATTCACCTGATGATGAACCATATGCCACACTTGAAACACCAGCAACAGCTGTTGTTAATGCACTTGTAATTCTACCTTTATCATCTACTGTGATTACTGGAACTTGAGATGCTGAGCCATAAGACCCTGCTACTACACCACTATCCGGTAATGAAATGTTACCGGAGGTGTATGTAAGATCAGCTGGGGTTGTTGAGATAGCACCTTGAACTCTAATGTCTGTATAATATAAATTAGTGCCTTCAGATAAATCACTAGTTGATTTGCCTGAGAAGTCTGTGTCGAAGTCCGTACTCTTATATGTTACTACTGATATAACACCAGTTGCTGGGTTATAGTTTACATCATCAGCACCGAGTAAAGAAGCTCTTGCTCTGGCATCAGTATAATATAAATTAGTACCTTCTGTTAATTGACCTGTGTTATATGGATCAAGTGTAATATTAGTTGCAAAGTTTTGACCATCAGCAGTGTCAATATCAATAGCACCTGTTGCTATATTAAAGTCAAAGTCTGTTACCCCAGCTACTGCCGTAGTAGTTATTCCGGTTATTCTACCTTTAGAATCTACTTGAAGTACTGGTACTTGAGAGGCCGATCCATAATTACCTGATGCAACACCTGTTGCAGATAGTGCAACGTTTAATATAGTATTACCTAAATCATTAATTGTTGCATTACCTAATACATCTCCAGTAATAGAAATGTTAGGATCATCAACGTTGAAGTCTAATTTCCTTGTACCAGTATCATATGTAACTGCAATACCTGACTCTGTATTACCAGAGATCATTGCACCAATAATATTTTCTACTGATGCTGTTGTAGGTTCAAAGTTACTAGGGATATTAACAATGTGATCCCAATCGCCGTAAATATATACTAAGCTTGACCAGTTAGTTGTACCATCGCCAATTTTGAATTTATTAATGTCAAGGTTTATGCCTATTTCGCCTTGGGATAGGACTGGATCACTGTTGTCCCAGTTTGCTGTTACGTCCCGTCTAAATTGAATTTTACTTGCCATGTTAAGCAGATCCTCCGTCGAATATATTATCACCGGCACCAAATATACTGGCTGCCATACCACCGTCTAGATTAGAGAATGTATCAATGTTCTCCCATAACGCAACGGATCCAGTTGTCTTTAAGAATTTACCAGCATGTGATGTCATTGGCGGTAATACGGATTCTGCAGATGCCGTTACTTCGAATACTGTTCCGGAAGAATTCTTCGAGTATAATTTTTGGTCGGCTGTATTTAGGGCTAATTCACCCTGTTGTAGCTGTTCTGCCTCAGGGACTTTACCAGCCTGCGCACTCTGCTTAATTTTTAGTATCGTATTCGCCATATCTATGTCTAGTTAAAAGAAGTATGTACTTCCATATACTATTTATTTATATCATTTTCTAATTCAATGTAGTCTTGTTTAGTTGTTGGGCCATTCATTAGACATACTATGGCATCTTTCTTAAACCAATTATTGCCTGGCTGGTACCATCCATCCCTAGCATCAATCCCATATTTCCTAGAATATATTAATCCTCTTGGCCAGTACCTAGAAGTAAATCCTTCGTGGTAAATAAAATGATCTATGCCATGATATATTAGCATGTAGTATTCTGGATCCTGAATAAACTTATTCCAGATATCAATATTTTCCTTACCACTCCAAAGCATAATACTAGAGTTAATATTATGATTGATATGATTGACATGTTTTATTACTTCTCTTAGGGGTTTCCAATAGCATTTAATCATAGTAAAAGAATCATGATCTAGTAGCTTATTAATATCATTTTGTATCACAATATCAATGTCTAAGTATAGTGTCTTGCCTAAGTTAAGCTTAAACAATGCTAGCTTATTCCATACACCTTCCAGATCTTCATCTATTTCTATTGGCACAATGCCGGAATCTAATCCATTTGCATCTTCAGTGTAACAATAAAATCTATCATAAATACTTTTATCAATTGATTTATATAATATGTTAACATCATGAGAAGTATACTTGGATCCCCATTTGACAGTTACTATGTTCATAATACTATCTATACCCTTTCCCAGATATACATATCTTATTATATCATAAAACTACTGACTTGTAAAGGGTAATATGAAAAGAAATATTGAAGCAATGTGCTTTCTTTGGGGCACTAAATATCCAAAGTATTATGTTAATAAACTTAAGAATTCTCTTAAGATACATCTCCCGGAACTAAATGGCTTTCATTGTTTTACAGATCAGCCGGATTCGCCAGACTTTGATGACGATATTATAACACATGATCTAGCTGAGTTTGATAAGTTAAAGGGCATTGATGATCAATGGTCTCTATTCACCAAGGAGAAAATCTTACCAATGGACAAGGACTTCTTGCCGGGTGCAAGGAAAATTATCTTTGATATAGATACACTAGTCCATGGATCTCTGAGTGAGTATGTAACTACTAATGACTTTCCTAAAGTAACTCTAATAAAGAATTCATGGGTTAATCGATTAAAGATGAAGGCCCACTACTCTAATATAACTACACCATATAATTCTTCGTTTGTTATATGGGATGACGATGCAGGTGATTGGTTATTACAAAATACAATTAAGCTATGGGATAAATTAGCATTCTCTTATAAGTCACTAGACAAATATCTATATAATCATTACCCATCTGATAAGTTCAATTTTCATCCCAAAGGAATAGTCTATACATATAACTTTGGTGCAGACTATCCTGATGATATGGAACACTTTAAAAAGAGAGATGAATATAAAATATGTTTATTTAATACTAGTCATGGTCATGGTAAAGAGTTAGATGAAGCCGAAGGCTGGCCACTAGATTTATGGGAGAGTTACAATGATTGAATGGGATCACAATGCTAGAAAGATTGCGGATTATGCTATGAGAATAAGAGAAGAGACCCCTTGGTTATCAGAAAACTTCTTTTATCAATTCAGCCCTTGGCATACAGAACTGATCAAGCAAATATACTTTTATATAATTGATCATGTAGCTGAAGAGAAGTTTGAATCAAAGAGACATACATATAAAAATGTCTATGTCATTGGATCATGGTATGGCCTTCAGCTATATGACATGTTTAATGAAAAAAGAAAAGATCGGTTCGAGGAAGGGACAGAAGTTTCTTTTACCTTTATCGATAGGAACAGAGACTTTATAAAAGCTATTGAAATAATGCAGGAAGTTTGGCACGATCCTAATAGTAAACAAAAAGGATATAGGAAAATAAAAGCAATAAAGGCAGATATCGTATTTGAAAATATAGATTTCTCAGATGCTGATCTTGTTATTATGCCTTATGCCGAAGAGATAATGCCTATCCAACATTTAAATCTAAACATAACTTGTCCGATAATTGCAGCATTCACTCATCATAGGTATCAAAGGGTTAGGAATAGAAATTTCTCAGAACCGATAGAATCCATTAATGATATTCATATGGCAGATCTAAAGAGAAAGTATCTTCAGAGACTAGGACCGAATGAAGTTGATTGGGTATATACCGATATCGTTACAATGGATTTAACTCAGGACTAATGTACTTCTTCCATATGACTACTGCATCATCCATGTTCTTTGCCTTCGGTGCACATATTCCACAACCGCAATGGTCATTAGGACATGTAATATAAGGTAGCCCCTTATTGATATACATTTCCTTCCTCAGTCTATCCAATAACTTTTCTCTTTCTGATATTGTGCCGATAGGTCCTACTTCAGAATCTAGATTTGTTCTACATGTCTGATGGTGGTATATCAAATCATTCTCTTGTTCTATATGCAAGAAGTACCAGTTAACTAAGCACTTCCATCCTTTAAAGTTAGTATTACTTAAGAATCTAGTCTTATCCCAATTGCCATCGGTCTTTACATCTAGATCTATATTACCACAGCATCCTCTGCCCATCTTCCTAAGGACAGTCTTCTTATTTGGCACATTCTCTAATTCAATTGTTGTCTTCGTCTTGGCTACTTTATTATTTGTATGGTTCCAGAATGATTGCATATAATCTCTCTGATCATTTGAATACTCATGTACCTTCCTCCGACCACTGTCAGGATCTCTACGATCATAATGTCTTTCGGATTTAATGCGCTCGCCGATAATCCTTGGAACAAATTTAATTCCATTAGGTTCTAGTACATCTTTGATTAGGTCCTGACATTCTTTAAAGTTATCATCACCTGAGTGCATCATTACATTAACTCTCATATTATATGGCTTAAGTTTATGTAATGCTAATATATTCTCAACTACTTTCTTCTTTAGTTTAGGCCGTCCTTCTGTGTGATATGATATAGTAACATTGTCGCATTTACTATTAATTAGATCTATCTTTCTTTTATCCCATGTACCATTTGTCGTAAGAGATATATTATAATCTGGATAGTCAGACTTGATCCAGTCTATTAGTTTATAGAAGTCAGGGTTAACAGTCGGCTCCCCTCCTGTAAATACAACAGTTCTCTTCCATTCTTTTTCATGCCACTGTGAATACAACTTATAGTATTCATCGATGAACCTCATCGTTTCTTTTAATTCTACTAGTGGAGCATGTGGACTAAAATTATTATGCATACCAGAATGACAATAGGTGCAATCAAAATTACACCTTAGGCCAAGATCCCAAGTAAGCATATGTTTATTTTGGCCAGAATCAATTGTATCTAACATTAACTATTTTGGTTATCCCGATTAATTGTTCTTCAATTTTATTTATATCCCCTATAACTTTTCCGACTTTCCCAAAGCCAACTGTATTCATAGGATCTTCTAGATCTATGTTAGCATTAACAAAAAACTGTTTATTTTTTACTAGCCATTTTTCCCAACGTTCTGGAAAATCAGATCGGAAAGGATCTTTAAAATATATTTTAAAGTCTGGAGATATATCAGTATGTGGAGTAATGTTTTCCGCACTGACATGCCTATTGGTTATCTCATCATCAATAAAAATATCTAAAATCTTTTTACCCTTATGACAATACTTTAATACTACATCACCTGCAATTATATTATTATTAAAAGAAGATGCTTCTTCTTCGGTCATTCTTCTTTTCTGTCTTAGCTTAATATTCTCATGATCTAATGATACCACGATCTTGCCATGTTTAGATAACCTTTTTGAGTGTTCTCTTCTATGAATTAATATATTAAATTCCCTGATGGCTTCTTTTACTTCTTCAGGGGCATCAAGATAGAATTGGTGTTGTGTAGTATCAGGTAACATAAAATCTTCAAAATATTTGTGAAGATAATTTAAATTATCTTTGAATTCTATTGTTCCTTCTTTATATTCATTAATGATATTAATACAACCTTTTATATTATCCATTATACCATCATTATTCCACTTATCATTTAATGCATATATTCTTTTTGGCTCATTACAATAGAACCCATCGTCAATTGCCTTTGTTAACATTGCTGACCATGCCTGGCCTAAAGTATTATCTAAGGGTTTTATTAATAGGGTATGAAAGATATTTGTATCTTCGTTAAGTAAATCCAAATAATATAACATGTTAGAATCTTGTCTTGATCATATGAACATAATATCTTAAGGATCCATGGACGTTGTACTCTTCTTCCCATTCGTCTATGATATAACCATAGGCTAATGCAAAGTGACTTATCTTTTCCTTTGTCCAAGGGAAGAACTCTATCCCCTTAGAATTATCATCCCAGTGATGATCAAGGCCTGGGTTAAGTCTCATAAACAAATGACCTTTTTTCTTAACTAATTTATCAACAGATCTCATCTGTCTATCGATTAAGTCTTCTCCGCCAAAGTTAATTGATCCTAAGGCCATCACAACCGGATACTTTAAATACGATCCAAATTCTTCGATGCTACACATATTATCAGCACATTCATTATAGGGATCTATGCCATATAGATTATGGATTCTAGATCTATAGTAGTTAAACCCACAGCCAATGTCTAATACACAAGAAGGCTTCAAGTCATTAATCTTATCAGTTAACGATTCCCCGGTATACTCATATGAAGTATCTGGAGACCAGTGCTCAGAGAAGTAATCACCTACATTCATATTACCACCAGTCATCCAAGTGTGGATAAAATGCAACCGATGTATCATATACAGGAATTCCCTTATCCTCTTCTGGAGGCATATGATTGATTGCTCTATAGTGGCTATTAATTCTAAAGTCCATATCGAACTCGACAGATAGCTCATTCTTCAAGAAGCCTGATGTCATATTATATAAAGTTAAATCCTCATTATCAATGAACTTTCTAATGGACCAATCCTGAAGCTTAGACTTATGTCTCATAGTCTCTTCGTCTTTATACCATTTATATGAAGGATATGTTATATCAAAGCCCCCTCCATTAAACCACCACTTCATTGATTGTTCATAGTCTCTAACAACAAAAATGAATTTAGAATCCGGGAAGTTATCGGTCCACCAATCTAGTGACAGTGCTATTGAATGAGACTTGACAAGGTAGTTAGTATCATCATGACTAGTAAACGCCTCCTCGATATCATTAAGTACTTCTTCCTTTGTTAATGGGAATTCTCTTTCAGTTGGATATTCCCACTTCTCTCCGAACTCCATACCGGAACCAAAGAATGATCCTTGGTGATTTATCAGATCAGGCCATGAAGTGCCTTGTGTTATATAGTATTGTCTATCACCGAGTCTATCAGAAATATTCAAATTTAATATAGGACTCCATGCTAGTAGTGTTGCTATTCTGGACCAAGATGATCCTGGTATACCAACAAAAAATATAATCTTATTCTCATCAATCATTTTCTATCCCATCAATAATTATGTCTCTCATATTCTCATCTTGAATATAAAATGCAATAGACCATCTCGGCTCGTTTGTCATTGCACAATGAAATGTAGCACCATCTCCGGGTCCATACCATCCAGTCTTACAAGTCCAGCCAGGCTTATCATGAAAGGTAACTACCTTTTTTGTTTCTGGATCTCTGAATCTATAGAACCCGTCTCCATTTTTACTCCAATTAAAAAGTAAAGTATATCCCGGTGCATCTCTATTATCATGCCATCCTATAAATCCACCAGGAGGATAGTAAGCACAGAGGGCACTCTGCTGGGCACCAAGTTCTCTGGCAAAATTAAAAGCTATGTCATCAGCAAAATCTTTCCAGTGTTTTGGTATTGACTTGGTTGTAGATGCAACTAGATCAATTGCTCTAATGGATTCAGGCCATCCAATATGTAATGCACCCTTGTCTACTATTATTTTTAGATACTCTTCAGATACCCCATACTCAGCTTTAATATCAGGATCTCTGTCGTCTATCTTTAGTTCATCGATATCCATTGACTCTATAGTTTTTATAAAGCCATTAAGTCTTTCTAATACTTCTTCATTTTTTATTGATATTTCTTTCATCTAGTAATTCTATTTCCGGTATAGTATAATGCCATATAACAATCTCATCTTCACATTCGTCCTCATTGTATATATGAACGAAGTTAAATCTTGCATCATCGGGGTATATTTCTAGAGTTATATCGGTTGTCTCTACTAGAAACCAAAGGGTAAACTGATCCCATGGCTTTAGTCTATCTCTTGGAGATATGCCCTCAGGCCACCATGTACCATTAAACTGTTTATTATATAGATCATACCAATCTCTCATGAATTGCAAAGTTTCTGGTTGGGAGTCGTAACCAAATACCCCGCCATGAAGAGTCATCTCGCCTCCAACAAACTTAGCAATCTTACCTGCATAGCTTCTGATATTTGTAAATGATAATTGAGAATCAAAGTCAAACATCTTTGATATATCTTCATGACATACTATTGTATCTGCATCAAGGTATACTGTTTTATCAAATGGGGTTTTAGATAGAGCCCATAGCTTAGCTCTGTGATTGGTGGGTACATCGTGTACCATCTCTAGATCCTTACAACGAGGATCATCATTCGTCCATTCATCATGGGCGAATAATGCTATATTAGCTTCGGGATAGTAATCGAGTATAGAATCGATTAGACGGTGGGCTGCCTCATAGTAACAATACTTCATTGAGGCAACAATTATAAAACCGTTATTTTTTCTTTGCTGCTTTCTTCTTCTTGGCTGGTTTCTTTTCACTGGCTTTCATAATAAGTAATGTAGAATATGCAATAACTTCAGTTAATGTTTTTGCTTTACGGATTTTAGCTTTAGTTGTTCTATCAGTAGAACCTTTTACTTCCTCGATCTGAAACGCATCGATTTTTGCTTGGAAAATATCTTCATTCTTCTTCTTCTCTCTTTCAGCTTTAGTTTGAATAATAAGATCTTCTTCGTGGGCATCTCTATTTTCTAGTCTTGCCTCCGTGGCTTTTGTAATATCATCCTCAGTATAAAATCTAAAGACCTGTACCCAATCTGGATTGTCTTTAGTACCTTTATCTGAATTCATCACAGAGGCTGTACTTGATGTACCATCTGGATAAATGAAAATACAAACTACCTGCGTCTTTTCAACATTTCCCCAATAGGGGTCAATTATCTTTTTTTCATATGGTACCTTTGCTTCTTTAACTTCTTCAACCACTGCTTCGTCAATATTAATATCGACTGTTACTTCTTCATCTGTTGCCATGATATTCTTTCCTTATTTATTAATTATATAATTATGCCACTCTCAACCAAAGTCTCATCGTGGATAGCGTTTCTTTCGAGGACATTATAGTAGCTCCTGTATAGGTTCCTGTATAGGTTCCAGAATAAGAACCTGTGTAGTAACCCGTATAGGTTCCAGTATAGTTTCCAGTATAGTTTCCAGTATAGTAACCAGTATAGTAACCTGTATAAGATCCATAATTGGTTCCTGAATAGTATAATATATATGTACCTGCATAGGCTCCGGCATATGTACCAGTATATGTACCAGTATATGTGCCAGTATAGTTACCTGTATATGCACCAGAGTAGGAACCTGTATAAGATCCAGTATAGTTCTGATTGACCCTTTGATGTCTATCATCAGTAAAACCAGAACCAGCTACAACCCAAGTACCACCACCAGGAGCAGAGGTTGCTAGTGCATACTTACCAACTCCAGTATAATAAATCTCAGATCTAAAATAAGCCGATAGGCTAGAGATCTCTGCATCACTCATCTGTTTAATAGCAGCACCGAAGAGTTTTAAAGGTCGGTTAGATATTGCTGGTGCACTATCAACCCTTCTCCATAGAGTGGTTGTATTATTACCAGAAACTGTCTTATTTGTTATTACACCTTTGTTAGCCCAAGTTCCGCCTGATGTAGGTGCTGTTGGTTGCAATTTATAAGAACCCCTTCCGAAAGCACCTAACTTAGACTTAGCCCTATTAATAATATTTGATACAATATCACTATCAGCCATTTCTTCTAAGCCACCACCTGTTCTAAGTTCCATCGGCCTAGTGGCACTTGGAACAACCAGAGTATTGTCCTGTCGGAATACATAATTCTCTGTATGAATAGTAGTATTAGCTGGGTGAGTTCCTACAGCTTGATCTCTACGGGTATCTGCAAAAGTACCAATGACAGGGTGACTGCCAGAGTTAACGGTTACGGTGCCTGTAGCGGCCGTACCGTTAGCAAAGTTATCGAGGATTTCATCGGCAATTTGATCAATTTCTGCATCCGTCATTTCCTGTAAGCCAGCAAATGCAGAACCATCGTATTTAATTTTTATCGGTCTCGCCATAATTTCTTCTTCTTAATGTTGGTATCTTAGAAATATTTATAGAACATTCCCAAGATACAATTTATGTTTTATTCCTTAGAATGTACCACCATCAATTATATTAGATGCAACTGGAACACCAGCTGAATTGAACTTAATAATATAATCCTCTGGATTTGTTAGAGGAGGCGTGATAAATCCCATTGCATCACCAGCAGCATTAGTGATCATAATTGAATCACCAGAGAATGAACTCATTCCCGTACCACCAGATGTTACTGGAACATCGTTATCAAATGTAACATCACCTTGAACTAATAAGTCAGTAGTGATTGTAGCACTAGCAGAAATATGTAGTTGGAAATCACCGGGATGTAAGTGCAACGTGCCAGTAGTAGTCTTAATCTTATTATCAGTACCTACTAAGTTACCAGTTGCGCCGGCTTCTAGAGTACCTCTTAAGTATAAGTTAGAAAACTGTGCTTCGCCCCAAGGAGCAACATAATTTTCATCAAAAGTATCAACTTCTGGTTTGAATGTGAAACGTTTTGTTTCCATATCCATACCAAAGAAGCCAGTCTTAACTACCGAGCCATCACCATAGTCTAATGAAATACCTCTATCATTAGCATCTCCGCCAGCAACTGAGCCATCACCAATTTTAACTACTGGATCATTTAATGTTATAACCGTTGATTCTACTGTTGTTGTAGTACCATTAACCGTTAGGTTATTTCCAATAACAACATTTCCATTAACATTTAAGTTATCAGTAATATCAACATCACCATTTAATACATCAATACCAGCTGTGAAATTAGCATCAGCATCTACTTGTAATTGAGTAGTAATGTTTGCCGTACCAATATTTGCAGTGGTTGTATTAGCTATAGTAATATTAGCTACTGGAGTTGTTATCTGATCTGTTACATATAAACCATTTGCGTTGATATATAATTCTTCAGTACCACCGGTAATGAATCTTATATGATCATCATCTAAAGTCGAGAACCCTAATTGATCTCCAACTTCAGCTGTAACATATGTATCTTGGTCAATATCAACTACACCGCCTAGGCCAGTCCATGCACCAGAAGCGGTACCTTCGAACCTTCCATCAGTGGTATTATATCTAATAGCACCATCGCCAATTACAGTTTTATCAGGTCTACTAGCTTCTGATCCCATCGGGATAATCATTGCTTCGGTCGTATTTATCTTAAGTAAACCAGATCCATTCGGCGTGATTGTCAGTGAGCCATTAGTATCAATTACGGAAATTGTATTTCCATCAATCCTAACATTGTCTATATCTGCAACACCCGATACTTGTAACGTAGTACCATTGAATGTTAAGTTAGCTGAATCTTCAATTTCTCCAGCAGCACCTACAATAACAACACGATTGTTAGTTAAGTCTTCAACATTTAATGAAGCAATAGTTGCTTGTGAATCAATATCAACCGTACCAGTAATATGAGCAACACCATTTAAGTATAGTTCTGCACCATCATAGGTTAAGTCAGCCGAGTCTTCAATCTCGCCACCAGGACCAACGAATACCATACGGTCATTAGTTAAGTCTTCAACATTTAATGAATCAACAGTTAGTTGAGCATCGATGTTTGTAGCACCACCAATTTGTACAGTACCAGACGTTGTAGTATTACCTGTTACAGATAATAGAGTACCGTCGAATGTAAAGTTACCTGAGTCTTCAATCTCACCACCTGCACCAACAATAACCACACGGTTATTTGTTAAGTCTTCTACGTTAACAGAAGCAAGAGTTGTCTGGCTATCTACGTGGAATGTGCCATTAACAATTACATTACCTGTTGTAGTAGAATTACCTGTTAGTAATAAGTTGGTTCCGTCGAATGTAAAGTTGACAGAATCTTCTACCTCGCCACTGATGCCAGCTAATAATACTCGATTATTAGTTAGATCCAGGACGTTTAATGAAGCTACTGTTGTCTGGCCCGTAAAGTTCTGAGTACCAGAAACCGTTAAGTTGCCAACAACATTGGTTGTAGCTTGTATATTAAAATCACCAGTACCATTTGGATTAACTGTTAAGTCACCATTAGTATTGGTTGTTGTAATAGTGTTACCATCAATAGTAACATTATCAATATTAATTAAATCAATCTTATTATCAGCACCTGTGATAATAGCATGGTTAGCAATAGTCTTTCCAAAGTCTACTGATGATGCTTTTAATTGATCTGTGTAAAATTTACCTCCGATAGCAATCGGATCGATAACACCACTGTTATCCCATCCGATCCATAGTTTATCTGAGATGAACGAATATGCTTGTTCGCCTTGAGCTAATGCATTACTTGCGGGTTGCGCACTGGCCAGGGAGAACTTAGTTACAATAACTGTACCTGACATAATATTTTCTCCTTATATTAAATTAAATTTACCACAAGCGTGTTGCAATGCATATGCATTAAAAACTTCCGCCAATTACCAAAACATTGGGATTTTCGATTTTACCCTGAACCTTAAAGGTTTGAGTAGCATCGTCCCAAAGTATCACTGACCCATCTGCCCTGTTTGTTGTATCTACATCAACAAGGTCACTCAATTTTTGTGTAGGTGTATAAGCCATTTGCTTGGCTTGAATAGACCTAGTTGGTCCAATCCTTCCTTTTAATGCCATGTTAAACTCCTATAATGTTTGTGTTACACCTGGTAAGACTTCTAATTGTCCTTCAACTATTCTAGTTACGTTCATATTAGAATCTCTTACCTCGATATCGTATACATATCTTCCAGCTTTCATTGCATTTGTCTGAGCATTTGTTAGCGTTATATTAACTACTCCCTGTGCGGGGTAGGTAATAGCAACTATAAAATCAGCAGCTACTGTACTTGATGTGTATGTTTTTCTAACTTGTCCGGCTCCAACATATCCAGTTAAATTTGCAGGGTTCCCTGTCGCATCCTCTACAGTAATAGCTGTAGTAAAATCTGAACCCTGGTCGACACTTAAATTTGAATAGATAGCCATATACTTATTTATATAATTAGAATACTTGAGTTCCGTTTACATCATAGATAGCCAAGCTATTAACAAAATTCAATTTACCAGAGGTATCATTGTAGTTAACGTCTAAGCCAGATTCTGTATTTCCGGTAACCATTCCACCGATCGTATCCTGGATGTATTCTAATAAATCCGTGATTGCTGATGTTGGAATTGAATTTGATCCTGATGCAGTACTAATAGTAATGGATCCTAAGTTTGACATTGTAGCGGAACCCGTTACTGCACCAGATAAACTTATTGTAGGATCATTAACATTGAAGTTTAGCTTTCCAGCGGCATCATCATAGGTAACTGTAATACCAGATTCGATATTAGGGTTAGTAACCATTCCACCAACTACATCCTGAACCTCTTCAGAGAAGTTGTCAATGTTACTTGCAACGTGGTTATGTCCATCATCTGCAATTGCTAAGGTAACCTTTCCTGTATTATCATCATAGGTAGAAGAAATGCCACCTGATGTTGAGTTACTTGAAAACATAGTACCGGTGATATCTTGAATGACCTCGTCAAATTCTAAGACACCATCGTCATATATTATTTTAGTACCAAGTTGGAATAAATTCTCAACATAGTTATTACCTTTAAATCGGACATTGTTAGTTATTTCATCAACGCCGCCTGTTGGGTTAACCTCTAAGAATCTATTATCTAATGACTCGCCGCCAATCTTAATATCAGTGGCATTTAATGTACCAGATACATCTACCTTATATGTTGCATGAGGTGCAATACCAATACCAACTCTTTGCTGATTATTGATAGTAATCGATGTGGATCCGCCTACACCCATAGTTAATGATGTTGAAGCACTGAGGCCGCCGTTAGCAATTAATGCACCGGTCATAGTATCACCGCTAGCATTTACAAAGTCAGCAGCGATATTACCGTGTACTGCATAGATCGTATTAAGAGCAGAAGTGATGTCCACCTCGGCTCCATTATAACCAGACCATGTACCAACATCGCCTTGTAAAGCATCTACATTAGCTTCTTCAGTATCTAATCTGGCCTCATGATTATTAAGGGCCCCGATTAATGTCAGACCATTTGTGCCATCCCATAATGAATTCGTTAATGGGAATTGTTCAATACCTTGAATAGCCGATACTAGAGATGTATGTGATCCATATAAATCCGCTGCAGCAAATGCAATTGTAGTACCATTACTTTGAGTACCACCAACTAAGTTATTAAATGTATTTAATCTAGCATAGTCATTATTCATAGCTGATATGAATGAAGTCTGTGAGCCATCATATAAGCTAGCAAAGTCTTGAGTTATCGATACACCAACATTATCAGCAACCGATACTAGATCATTATGTACTTCATTAATAGCCGCTGTTAGGTTTGTTAAGCTTCCGCTATATAATGACATATCACCAATGTCACTATCATTAGTATTTGTTCTGGTATTTAAATCGTTAAGTGCAATGACTAGAGTTGGTGTTGCAGGACCATAGATAGTTGAGAAATCACCAATCTCTGTTCTATGAGTATTCAATCTCGAATCATTATTATTGGCGGCTTCTACTAAGTTAGTATAGCCATCGTATAGAGTTGATATAGCACCAATACGAGACGCGTTATTTGTTGCATCAGTTCTTAATTCATTCAGAGCTGTTATAACAGTTTCATCACCCGTTACCCCTGCTAGGTTTAATAATTCAATGTCACCTAAGGCGGCTCCTATTTCATTATCCTTAACCCTCCATTCTTCAAATGTATTTGTCAATAAGATGTTTACTATATTTGCCATATTATTTCTTCTCTAGTAATTTGTTTAATAAATCTTTTATTATAGATAGATCATTTTCTAATTGATCTATTCTATTATGGTCTTCCTTAATTCTTTTTCTTGCTTCCCTTGCAATTCCTGCATTGGTCTTATCTCTATTTATAATAGCCCCGTTAGAAGGATCTCTATATAAATTGTCATGTCCCTTTACTGGTATCATGCTTGTAATGCAACAGCTCTTAAGTTCCTAACAGAAGGTATATGAGCTGTTGACTGGGAAGTAAATACAATCTTTAATGCAAATAGAGTGAATGTATTAGGACTCATAGTATATTCCATTTCTACATATTCTCCTGAATCCGAGTACGGTACTGATACCGGAGAACCTACTACCGATCCCGGTGGCATTTCAATCCAAGGGTCAGAATCAAATGTAGTTGCTTCAACTGAATCCTTTCTATATAATTTCACAGTTGTAAATGAAGGTCTATTAACATCTAAATAAATATTAAGTGTATCTGCCGGTTCATCTAGTTGTATTGTCTTAGTTACATATTTAGAAAGTACAGAACCTCTAGAGGCATCTGTCTCTTCCCAGAAATCAGCTACCTCATCATAGCCGCCTGCTGCAGGCCCTGCCGATGGATTATTAATTCTATTTGAAATAGTAATAGCCGAAGTTCTATCAAGGTCAATGACAGGACTTAAGTTATCCTTGCTACTAGCAAGGATTCCGTTAATTTCTAATGAACTAGTTGGACCTGATGTAATTACTTTAGATACAAGAGGAGAATAGTTTTCATTAATAATAATAGGAAGGAAGTTAGATCCTAGTATTCTATTAGATTCTGTTGTATCTTTGATTCCCCATATCATACCTGTATCAGGTAATGTAATCTCCTGGATCAATGGATAGACTGTATTGAATGCTAAATTCTGTGTAGCACTAACCGTATGGTTTCCATCAATGCCCGTACCTGCAGCAGCTGTTGCTGTGGTAATAGTATAGATATCTCTCTCTACACCTGAGATAATATGGGTTGTTGCAACTTCAGCATATGGAATTCCATTAATTGAAGCGATACTTTCTTCGATGTCAATAGTAACCGAGTCACCATTTGACATGCCATGATTCTTATGAGACACGATAATGTCAGAAGAGTTGTTGACTGTTTGGAATGGGTCATTAGTTAAAGACTTCATAGGTAATTCTTTGTTCTTAAGTATTACTGATGCTGTGTTAGCTGTATCAAATACTGCACGATTCATTATGAATGTAAGATCCTTATTCTGATCCGGTGTCCAAGTAGAAGCATTCTGTGATTTAAACATAACACCATTGTATGGCTGCTTAGAAATTCTATCACCATTTTCATCATCTTCACCTATCTGTGCATATTTAACACGATACTCATTTGAGTTAGCCATGATAACAAAACAGTATTCAATACCATCTTGTAAATAAACTGGCGATTCAAATGTGAATGGAGTTGAACTTCCGTTAACATTTACACTGGAAGGATTGAGAGTGATATCCGAGAATGGCACAACCTCTTGTGTAGGTATACCTTGATCCATCTTTCTAATCTGAACTTGTACTGGGATATTAGAATCCTTAGTCGTAAAGAATAATTCGAGAGAGGTAACAAATACACCACCATCTAGATCTAATAAAATTGACTGAGCTAAAGGATCTGCCCATCTAATTCTTTCACTAGCTGTAGAAGATGTAGATGCCGAAGACGTAGAGGTTGAAGTAACCACTCTAGAATCCGAGACACTTGTTCTTTGAATAGTAGGTACCCTAGTAGAAATAACTACATTTTCCTTTGTCTCAATTAAACCTTTAGCTGAGTAAGTTTCAGTTGCTGATGTGCCGGTCTCTTCTTTATTGTTATCAACTGAATCAGTTAATAAGAATGTTTTATCACCAGTCTTAAAGTTTAATGTCTGGTTATTAGGTACAAAGAATGTTCCTTGTACTACACCATTAGCATCAGTAACTAGTGTACTAACATTACTAGGATGTTCTGTAAACCAATTCTCTCCAACTAAACCGAAGGCAGCATATTGTTGCTGGATCAAAATATCTTGAGCTTCTAATCCACCGTTTATCTGATTTACCCATTGGGAAACATTGACGTCATCGAAGAATGCATAGACCTGTGTATTAGGTCTCATTCTAGTAGCGGTAAAGCTTACTATTCTTGATCTCATGAATGGAGCAAAGTTAATCTCTACTACACGGTCACCAATATTTGTAGTAACAGTTTCAGTACCAATTGTTGTATTAACTCCGCTCCTAGCTTGATTAGCCGTAGTAGTGGTAGTAGTATTAGTTGTATTAGTCGTAGTAGTATTTCGGAACCACCAGTCAGTAGAAGTTGCAGTGGCTGATGACGATGTACTAGACGAAGATGAACCCGTCCAGTTGGTCTGCCATGAATTCCATACAGTACCGGTTGCAACAGTCTCATCAACAATATCTCTTAGTGCATTGAATATTCCATCTTGATTAATAATTACTTGAGGTCTTCTTTCAGTATCCTTCCATTCATCTGATGATGGAGATAATGCTAAAGTGCCTGTCCAGTTAAATACATCAAATGGATTGACGTTAACTGTTCCTGAAGATTGAGTTTGTGTAACAATAGGCGTTGATGTATATGGCAGTGTTACTAAGTCACCAGTTTTCTGTGTAGTAGATGCGGCATCATAGTTGAGTCCGATATTACCTTCAGAGAATAAAGGTCTTAGTGTACCAGTACTTCTATCGATACCAGCTCTGAACTCACTTGATAAAGCTCGAGCACCATTAGTAGATGTAAATGAATCCACAAAGAAACCAGACTTCCATCTAGATAATCCGCTGGAATCTAGTATCTGTTTATTAGCCGCTTCAGATTCTAATAATGAAAGCGTCGTGTAGTATTCTAGATTACCAATTCTTCTATCTAGTTTACCAATGTCTCTCATTGTATAACGTCTATTATCAATATACTTGATAACCACTTCTTCTGGAATTAAAGTATATGCAGGAATAAACAAGTGGTAAAGAACCATTGAATCTTTAGGTGTTCCTGGTTCCTTAGGACTTAAGTCAGATACTCCTTCGAGGACTCCGAATTTACCATCCTTGTCTAGGTATACTTTATCAATTCTATTTAAGTAGTATTGAATGTCTGTTTCAAATTGGGTACCTGATCTAGGACAGTTAGTAACTGATGCTCCTGTTCCGGTAAAGTTACCACCACCGTCATTCATACGAGGTCTAAAGTCAACCGATGATCTAAGTTCTATACCATTATGTGAAGGGATATCTTCATAAGCTACCTCACCAGTGTATGAATCGATAGTAAAGAAGTCACCATTTCCGTGATCAAAATAATCAATGGTTACTTTTAAATCTTCACCAGCAACTGGATCAACGATATAGTTAGTAGTAGATTTTAATTGGATTGAACCAACACCATAGTGTGTATCAGTCTGGCCATTATTAAATTCAAAGTGATCTGTGATATCATCAGTTCCATCAAGGACACTGACGATTCGTAAGACATCACACTTATCGATATTAACCGGAAGTGTATATGTAGCTGTCTTAGGGGTTAGGACTACCTGATTAGTAACTAGAGTCTTAGACTTCTGAGTCAGTGTTCTAGTTGTTGGAGCAATCAGTGTCCAGAAGTCAGCATCAAGGGTCGTTGGAATATTTAAAATTGTTACCTGTGGAATTACGTTGGCATTATCAATATCAATATAGTAAGCAGCACTAGAATCTAGATTCTGTGGAACAATATAATAATCTGCTATTGGAGATGCAGCTGTATCACTTCCTTTTACAATCCAGTTAGTTGTATCAAATGATCCGAAAGTTTCATTTGATAGTGATGCATTAAATGATACTTGATTTGCTGCTACTTCTTTTGAGGTATCAACTTGTCTATTTGTTTCAAATCTGTAGTTAAAGTCAGGCGGTAAGTTTTCATCTAGTTCCGCCGAACATGTTTTAATTCTTGTATATGGTAATGGGTATAAAAGAGTATCAGAGGCTAAGTTCCAGCCAAGGATTGTAGCAGCAAATGAACTAGAATCCGAGGATATTGTAACTGCGCCTGTTATAACATTTACTAAGTCGAATACATGTAATCTGAAAGAATCCGCGGCAGCCAAGGCCTGGATAGATCTAACTCTAAGATTACCTACTGTTAGTAGGCCTGAGTTAACAAGGTTAATTGTATTGAAGGTAGTTATATCAGGTAGGCCTTCCATGTTAGATACATCGATGTAATTGCTATGGGAAATCTCAACAACCTTATCTGTTGCTAGATCAGAATCTCTCGCCTTATTAACATCAACGTTTGTTGTATTAAGAGTTTGAATTTCATAGCCTCTGACATATGCCTTAGAAGGTTCTATTGCAAGTGATAGCTTAGGTTCTTCTCCACCTACATTATCTTTCATTAATGCTGGGAATGGATTAACCGTATAGTTACCACTCTCGTCGAATGTTCTTCTAGCTAATGTGTCTTCAAGAACAGCATAGTCTGTTGCTCTTGCGTGTTTAGCAATAGAGCCATTTTCTAATCTTGCTAATAATACAAAGTTACCTGTATTTGAATTGACAGTTTGTTTAACTAACTCAGATGTTATTGAATAACGATGTGCACCCGGTGCCGATTCGTTTGTAGTACCCTGTGCATTATCATTAATTGATTCATCATCACCAGGTCCGATAATCTCTTCTGAAATTTTAAGACCAACATCATAGGTAATATCAGTTGTATACTTTGAAAGTACAATCGTATTTCTTTTAACAATTACAAAATGTTTCTTGATATAGAATATACCATCATCAACCGATACTAAAGATCCGAAGCCGGTTGATGCAACAGTAGCTGTTAATGAATCCGGTCCAGTTAAAGAAGCAGTTGCTGAAAACTTATCTGATCCAGAAACATAGTTAACATATAAAGTAATAGGATCTGAACTCTCTGCTGGTTCAGCGTGTACAACTTTAGCTACTGAGGATCCGTCGGTAAATTCTTTACCGATTAACTCGCTCATATTAGTGGTGTTAACTGCTGATAACTTTAAGAAATCAATATTATTATGTATAGACACGCCGCCAGGAATAACAATAGAACCTTCCTTGAATAGGTGATCGCCCATCGATGTTACTTGATTTTGCAACATCGATTGTAGCTGTGTTAATTCTCTGGCCTGTACCGCATGGCCAGGTCTGAATAACATCTTATTGTATTTTTCTTTTGGAGATAATCCGTCTACCAAGGTGGGAGTATTGTAATCATCCCAGTATGGTTCAATATTAAACTTTATTGCCATTTCTTTTTCCTATTTAGAATGCGATAACTAATCTGATAGTTTCAATTTGATCTGCACCTCTAGATACTGATGTTCTATTTTCTAGAAACATAACGTCCCCAGAGTAGGTAACAATACTAGAAGGATTGACTGTAACAACATCCTGACCAGCACCGGTATCTCCTACTACTCTAACATTATCATCATCAGTAAAATTAACAAATCCCGTGCCCTCGTTCTGTACATAATAGATAATACCGTTAGTTGAATCATATTCAATTACCATAGCTACTGCTCCAGTAACTGTACCTTCGATCTGAGCATCTGCACCAAATGTTCCGCCGGTTGCAACTGCTAATGATTGAGTAGTTGTATAAGCATTATTACTAGCTACTGCCGATGTAGCAGAATCGATTGGATCTTTAATAAGTCCGATCTGTCTGAAGTCATTAGTTGCTGGAATGTCACCAGATTCATCACCATTAAATACTTTATTAATTGTTATGTAATGTGATCTTAAATCTCTTCTCGGATCATTACCAAATCCACCCTTCGGTCCAATCACAGGTCTTAGTGTGCAGCTATTACCTGCACCACCAGAAACCGTGATCACTGCCTTTGTATATCCAGTGCCTATATTGGTAACTACTATGTCAGTAACAGAACCCCCTACTACAGTTGCAGTTGCAGTAGCTCCAGTTCCGTCGCCTACTATGCTAACATCAGGAGCTGATGTATAACTTGTTCCTGAGTTTGTAATCTTAATATTATAGATAGCACCGTCTATTGAGTTATCCTGTACAGACCACTGATTAAGTAATGCTGTATCTGCACCCGGAGGCGGCTGGGATGTTAAGTATTGAACAGGTAAGAATGAAGCTGTTAAGAACTTAGAACCTGTATCAACTGGAATAGTAAACATGTACTTCCAAATATAACCATCAGTTGGCGAATGATCAATAACACCGGCTGTTGTTACACCAGCGATATCCGGGTTAGTAGTAGATACCCCTGCAGATTTTAAACACATATAGACATTGTTATTATCTGATACAACAAAATAGTTTTTACCTTCAATGTTTGAATCTCGGTCATCATATTCTGCATAGACGACACCTGATGTCCATAGTGTTCTAGGACTAGAATAGATAATATCTATTGGGTCGATTTTCTTCATGGCAAACATATTTTCCCATAAAGTATTAATTGTATAATCATTCTCGTATGGATTATCTGGGGCTGTCTCATCTACCCATGCATTTGATTTGCCTAAGGCCATGTAGAATGTATTTGATGTTAGACTGCCAACAAATTTTTCAGTTGTATCTAATCTAAATTTACTTGTTATGATTGCTGACATTTAAAAAGTCTCCGTTAAGTAGTTTGTATTGTACATTGGGTTGAATTGTATGATGTATCTGTGGCAAGATCATTTGGACTACATGTCCAAATTCTAGAGCCCAATTGCAAACCGATATTGTTATTTATAACATCCTGAATAGTATAGTCACCAAATTCACGCATAGGTCTCCAATTAAAGAACTTGGTATTTTCAACATGATTCCACATGCCAAATCTAGAAAGTGATGCAATATAAGCATATTCTTTCTCAACATATGTACCTAGCTCACTAGCTATAAGTGGTTGCTCTACTGGTGAGATGTTAATATTTAATGGTAATCCAGAATCTTGATTGCCAGGTTGTAACTCATCATTCATAGATTCTAAATATTCAATGAAGATTAAGATCTCGCCGAAGAATATAAATCCAGCAGGATGAATTAGTCTCGTGAATGCATTCTTCCAGTCATCGATATTCTTACCAGTCTTAAGTACATATGAGAACTTCTGGTAGAAGTAAGAATCTTGAATATATTTACCATCAGATAAAAATCCATCATTAGTTAAGAACAATCCCTTTGGATATGATTTAACAACATCTCCTATTTGTAAGATGTCTTCATGAAAGCTTAATGCATATTTTATCTCATCGTCTTCGTAGTATATATGTTCATGGTGATGGGCCTTGTCATGGTATACATCATTAATAAATATTAGAGAATCGTCTAGCTTAGGCGGAAAGCCTGCATCAGAATTAAAATCAATTCTATTTGTTGGAGAGGCTATAGTCCATGTATATCTTGGAGTAAAGTCGCCCGGGTTAGCAATGATGTCTGCCTTCTGATCGTGCCATCTACCATTTGAAGGAATGAACATATCTTCTTTAGGAAAATATATATCTACTTCATCGTCATAAATTAGTTTAAAGAAAGCCTCAATCGATTCAGTGGTACCCCTTGATCTATAGAATCCAACTAAATTCTTATAGAATAATCTAGGGTCTGCCGCAAATGTTCTTGGAATAGGAGTACCTATTTCATTCTGCAATTCAGTTAATAGATGTTCTTCAATTAAATCTATATCTCTTTGCTGAGCTAAATTATTTAAATAGAATGAAGATTTATTTACTCGTTCTAAGTAGAGAGCATATACCTTAATGAACTTAATGAGTTCAGGATAGTTCTCATTGACATGCTGAGGAACTAAGTCATCTATGAATGAAGAAATGTTAGTACTTGGCTTATGCATTAGCTAGATACCGTTGTATAATCAATACCAGCTGTTGTACCACCAGTAACCATTGTATCTATCTCGCCTTGAATAATGGCGGATGCATAGTTGATAACTAATAATTCATTTCTGGTTGGTGATATGTCATTAGATGCTGGCTTGGTTTCAATACTCAGAGTTGTATATGGTCCAACAATTGCATCTGGTGCAAATCCTTCTAAGGTTATATATCCAGTACCATAATCTAGATAACCAATATATGGATTTAAAACATTACCGCTTCCGCTAACAATCTGAATAACCTGTTTGGCTTCTTCTTCATTATAGTAATCTTTTAGTCTACAGGTTTCATCACGGTATGTAAATTCAGTTGAAGTTATATACTGGGTCTTACCTGCTAAATATTGTATTGCCTGATTAAAATAGAATTGATATAACTTATCAACACCTAACTCTGGAGTAAACTTCTTGACCATTGAGATTCTTGTGATGTTAGATATAACAGCCACGTTAGAATTGTCAATGTCTTGTAATAGATTTGAGTATCTAAATATTCCACCAAACACTTTAAGCTCCTGGTCATTGTAATTTTGAATGACTGTTCTTATTCCTTCGCCTAAATTCTCCGGGGTAACATTAGCAACATTAGGATTATACTTATAATATACTTCAATATCAATATATGTGTAATCCGGGTCAACGAGAATAGGTGTGATTGATACTACATTCTTTGGTTTAAGAACATTGCCAATAATAGTTTGTTTTTCAATATCAGTTAGTACTTCTGCGCCTAGTGGCTTGATTGATATGTATACCTTTCCATAATCTGGTGGTATATTATCTTCTCCACCCCAAACAGTTAATGTCTCAATTTGACCGCCATCAGGCGAGTTTTTAATAATACCTACATAATCATCTGGAGTTACTGCACGGTTCTGAGCAACAAATGCCAGAGGAGCAGAGAACCTAATAGAATCAATTGACTCGGCTGGAGCTCCGCCTGTTGCAGGTGTTGTAGTTGTAACTAAAACGTTTGTGTTTCCAGCAATAGTTCCTGTTAGAGTAAAGACAGTAGAATTTACTATATCAGCATCACCCACAACAGCATAATTAAGTTTAATAATATTTCCTGCTTCTAATTTATTTCCAATGATACCATCGCCAAATTTAACTTCATAGAATCCTTCTCTAGCTTCTTCTATGAAATATACCTTTGAACTACTATTAATATTTGTAATATTCGTCGACTTAGTATATACTTGGGATTTACTTGTTGTTCCACTTTCAAATACTTCTACTTTTAATGAACTGGTATCAACAAAATCATTTGCCAGAATATATCTATCAAAGCCTGATTCATCATATGAATATGATCGGTTAATTAAGAGACCTTGTGTTAGCTTAACATCTTTAAATATCCATTGACCATTAACATCAATGTTTGCAGTAACACTATCTTCCACGAATAACGAAGTAGTTAGGTTACCAATGGTTGTACTAAATGGGGTACCTCTACTCATGATCAGTGTGATATAGGTAGAACCAAATAAAACATCCGTTGGATCAATAACTTCAACATCAACAGTTGCAACCGCAGGACTAGTTGAACGAGGAGTATAGCCTAATAGTTTAGCATGAGATACTACTGACTCCCTTAACTGTGCTGTATCTAAAAATGTTTCATTTAAAGCGAAGTTAGCATTAACAGAGTTGATGTGAGTGATGTATGATAGAACATCGATAACCGTATTCAGTGCTGCTCCGTCAAAGTTATAGTCTTGGAAAGCACCGGGCTGTTCTTCCATGTAGCTAATGAGGTTAGCTTTAAGGGTAGCGAAATCTAATTCACTTGCATTAATTCTTCTGTCTTGTGCCATTATCTTAATCTCTCTATTGATGTAGCTAATTGAAATTCTTCTGAGGTAGTTATAATCTTTGCATTTAACATAATGCTAATAGCATTAGCCCCTTCATTTGGAGTTATTACTAATGAAACTATCTCAGCTCTCGGCTCATAGTTTTCTATAGCATCATAAATGCTATTCTTAATAGCAATTGCCGTAATCTGATTTATATTTTCAAATAGATATGCTATTAAGTTGGCTCCGAATAGCGGCTCAAATAACTTCTCGCCATGATTTGTTTTTAGTATATTAAGTATGCTTTGCTTAACAGCATTAACTTCTGAGATAAACGCAATGTCATTGGTATTGGGATTTGCTTTAAATGCAAAATCAAGGTCTCTCCACTCTACTAAATTTGATGTTGTAATTGCCATATAGCTATTTATTCATTTAGATGGATTTTACTAAATATATCTCCATCCGCTCCACTTTTAATATTAATGTTCTTGTCTGATGTTATATTGATATCATCTTTAGCTGTCATGTTAATTATTCCTTCTGCTAATATATCAATGTCTTCTTCTGCCATAATTGAAACATGTTTCTTTGCTAATACG